ATTATTAGAGGAGCTTCGCGTATTTATATGGAAGAATGGTAAGCAACAGGCCATGTCAGGCTACAACGATGACTTGGTAATGGCTTTTGCAATAGGAATGTATTTGAGAGAGACATCTCTGAGGTTCAAAAGGACCGCTCAGAGTTTGACCGAAGCGACTTTAAACTCTTACACAAAAGTTGGAGACGATAGTCCAATGTACCAGTCCTATACCAATTATGGTAACAATCCATGGCAGCAAGAGATTGCGACGCCAATGGGAAAAACAAATGAAGATTTAACTTGGCTTTTATAATAACACAATATGGCAGAAAACAAACAAGACAACCTATTTTCGGCCCTTAGAAGGCTATTCTCTACCGATATCATTATTAGAGATTCGGGCGGAAAGAATTTAGACGTCATAGATACAGAACACATCCAAACATCGGGTGTGATTCAAACCAACTCTTTAATCGATAGATTCCACAAAGTCTATACGACATCTACTGCGTACGGAGCGAATCTTAACCTAGCACAAAACTACCAATCAGCTCGTGTACAAATCTACGCTGATTACGATGCCATGGATACCGATGCCATCATTGCTTCTGCGTTAGACATTATTGCGGACGAGTGTACTTTAAAGAACGATCAAGGTCAAGTACTCCACATTACTTCTGCTGACGAAAATATACAAAATTTACTTGAAAATTTATTCTACTCTGTAATGAACATAGAATTTAATCTGTGGTCTTGGATTAGAAACATGTGTAAGTACGGAGATTTCTATTTAAAATTAGAGATCGCAGAAAAGTTCGGAGTTTACAACGTAATTCCATTCTCTGCTTACAATATCGTTAGACAGGAAGGTTACAATCCAAAAAATCCAAACGAGGTTAGATTCAAATTTGATCCAAACGCGGCGTTAGGTTCCACGACAGGATTTACATCTGCGTTTAACAATCAAGATCCAGGAATTTGGTTCGATTTGTACGAAATGGCTCACTTTAGATTTATTGGAGACGTTAACTATTTACCATACGGAAGATCTTATTTGGAACCAGCAAGAAAACTATTCAAGCAATACACTTTGATCGAAGATGCGATGCTGATTCATAGAATTACTCGTGCCCCAGAAAGAAGAACGTTCTACGTTAACGTGGGAGCCATCCCACCAAACGAAGTGGATAACTATATCCAACGTATGATCGGTAAGATGAAGAAGACTCCATTGATCGATGCACAAACCGGTCAGTACAACATGAAGTTCAACCAACAGAGCTTATTGGAAGACTTTTTTATTCCTGTTAGAGGCAACGATCAGTCTACTAGAATCGACACAGCAAAAGGTCTTGAGTACAATGCAATCGAAGACGTTCAATACTTTAGAGAGAAACTATTTGCTGCTCTAAAGATTCCTAAAGCGTTCATGGGCTACGAAAAGGACTTAACTGGTAAGGCAACTCTAGCCGCTGAAGACATTCGTTTTGCTAGAACTATCGAGAGAATCCAAAGAATCATAACCTCTGAATTGAAGAAAGTTGCGTTGGTTCACTTGTACGCACACGGATACACAAACGACTCAATTACTAACTTTGATATCTCTTTAACTAACCCTTCAATCATATACGATCAAGAGAGAATCGCAATGTTTAAAGAGAAAGTTGACCTTGCAAATCAAGCAATGGAAAACTCTTCTTTACCAAGAGATTACATATGGAAGAACGTATTCCACATCTCTGAGGACGAATTTGATGAGCTAGACGACCTTATTGTTGAAGATCAAAAGCGCAAGTTTAGATATGCTCAGATTGCCGAGGAAGGAAATGATCCAGCAGAAACAGGCCAAGCATTTGGTACTCCACATCAGATCGCAAGTCTTTACGGAGGCAAGGGTGACGGTCCTATAGACGTTCCAGCAGGCTACAATGAGAAGAATCCCAACGAACCTTTAAAGATTCCAGGAAGACCTCAGAAGTACAAATCCACCTATGGAACTGACGAAGCTCCATTTGGAAGAAACGGCGTTTACGATATGAAATCCAACGCTGAAACTAAGGAAGACGACTACAAAGTCAGCTTTAAAGGAGGCACAATGAACATGGAAGGAACCAAAGCTGTATACCTTCAAAACAAGTCGGCTTTAGAAAAAATGTTCGGCAAAGAAAACTCGAGAAAGACAAACCTTTTTGAACAATCCGATCTTTTAAGTGAGGATAACATAATCGAAGGCCTAGATTAAAATATTTAGATATTTATTAGCAAGCCGATCAAACATAGCTATGGCAATAAAACATTCGAAATATCGTAACACCGGTATTTTATTTGAACTTTTAGTAAGACAAACGACTTCTGACCTTTTAAACAATCAGGACTCGTTAGCGGTTAAGATATTAAAGAAGCACTTTACCAATACTGATTTGGGAAAAGAGTATAGCTTGTACAGCACTTTTGTTACGAGCCCTAAACTTTCTGAGACTAAAGCTGAGATTCTTATTTCAACCATTTTAGAACAATATAAGAAACTAGACCACGCAAAACTAAGCAAACTTAAATACCACTTAATAAAAGAGATAAAGAAAAACTATAAATTAGACGATTTCTTCAAAGCAAAAATAGAAAATTACAAGCCCTACGCATCAATATACACTATATTTGAATCTCAGCATAGTCCATTATCAGATACAAAACAGATCGTTTTAAACAAGATTAACCTGTTAGAACACATCACAAAAGAGTCAATTACAGATCTTCAAGCTCCTCAATCTATTATGGAAGAGCTAATGAAAGAAGACAAAGAGATCAGGATTCTTACCTACAAAATTTTGGTGGAGAAATTCAACGATAAGTACGAAACGCTTTCTGACAAACAAAAGAACATCCTAAAAGAATACATTTCTAGCATTTCCGATAGCTCAAATTTAAGAACTTTCTTAAATAGCAAATTAAAAGAAATCAAAAAAGAATTAACAGAAATCTCCGAGAATTTGGAAGACAAGGTCACAAAGATCAAAGTACAGGAGGTTTTAAAGTTCGTTAAGCCATTAAAAGAAGGCATCGCAGTTAAAGACGAGACAATCACTGGATTATTACAATACTACGATTTAATAGAAGAACTTAAAAAAGCTTCTAAATAATGAAGAACTTCAACAATCAATTTGCAACTCAGAAATTAAGATCGGAAGATAGCGTTACCGGAGGAAATGCTCCTGCAGATACAGCTGCCACTTTCAAAGCTGGAGACGGAATGCAATACGCTACTAAGAAAGCTTTCAAAAAGAAAAACGAGGTAAAAGACGTAGAGCCAACACTAGTTGCAGGTAAAGCTAATAACTACGTAGCAAAAAAATGGGGTTGGAAACCTGCACCTTCAATTCCTAATAGACCATCTAAAGGCGGATTCCAATACAAACAAATGTTCGAAGACATCGAAGAGGGAACTTTACAACCAGTGGATATTACTAAAGACTCTTTGTCTCCAATGGAATATCAACAAGCATTACACTACAAAGAATTCTCTCCAGCAGAATGGGAATTCGATGATATATCAAAAAGATATTTAAAAATAGCAAAAGAGGTTGGTAAAACTGCCATTGCAGAAGCTTTGACATACAACAAATTCAAGAAAGAGGCCGCCACAAGATCCAATAAGGATTCTTTACACGAGGCTTTGAAATCAATAAACAAAAAGTTACACGAAATAAACAGGTTAATGGAATACTCAACCAACATGAGAATGGAATTGGAAGAGGATTATAGTCCAAGAACTGGCAAGGTTGTGAATAAGCTAGAAAAGCAACTAGCGGAAATTTACAAAAAGGTTAAAAGTTTAAAGTAACATGGCAAAATTAAAGTCGTCAAACAGCGAAAAGTTGACGTTTGGTAAAAGAAAATCAGGGCAACCTGGAGGTAAAAAAAGTTATAACAAAAACAGCCCAAGACCAAAAGCATATCGCGGACAAGGCAGATCATAATATTTATAAGCATGACAACAGCAATCTTATTCAAGAAACACAGAGCAGGAGAAATCAGCAAGGAGAAATTCTTGTACGAAGTTAGAAGGGACCAACAGTTACCTTTTATTACAAATATGACTTCTTACGAAGACGCTATTAAGATACTTAAAAACAAGAGTATCGTTAAAGAAGCGAGTGCTCAAGACAACATACATCCGTACACTTTAAAAAGAGGCGCTGAAGCCGAATTGCTAAAGGGCGGAGAAATTACAAATGCAGCTTACGCAAAAGCGGTTGCAACTGCTACAAAGAAATTATCAAAAGATCCAACTGCATACGACGATTTACACATCTCTAATTCAGCAAAGATTAAAAAAGCAGACGCTAAATTGGGAATGACTCCAGTTAAAGGCGAAAATTTTACTGATAAGAATAACGGAATGAAGAAGATTAAAGGCTTCCACGACGTTAAAGCAAATACAAAAGCTTCTAAGAAAGAGAATAAGAAAGGCAATCCAAAAGGCGTTAAGATGATGAAAGAATCTGTTCTTAGCGAAGATTTACAACACGATTTTTGGGACGATATTAAAGACGGTAAACTTCAAATTGGAGGTATGTACGTAGTAGACGTAGAAGAAGATAACGTTAGTGTATATTTCCGTTTAGCTGGTCAACCTGCACAATCAGGAGAAAAAACAACAGATATCCAAAAAGCTGTAGCTACTTACAATAAAGAATCAGGCCAATGGAACTTTTCAGGAGACATAAAGAATAAAGTAACTATGGATCCAGAATCAGAAAAAACTTTAGACTACATCAAAGGAAAACTTGGTGGAGAAAAAAGTGACAATGGTGGTTTACAAGAGTCTTTAAAGATTCTAAAACAACTTCTTTTTAAAAAAAAAGTTAAGTTAACTGAGGATATAGAAAATATCTACGAAGACACACACCCTGTTTACGGATACGGCCAAGAAGTTCCTTTACCAGAATCAGACGTTAAAGAATTGGGAGCAAAAACAGCAGTTGTTAAAAGCATTGTTGGTGGAACTTTAGAATTAGAAATAGAAAAAGAGGGACAAGAACCAACAATAATTCATAGACAAGTTAACGTTATTAACAAGGCAAAAGACGATTTGGCTTTACAAAGTCAAACTGACGATAAGGTAGATCTTGATAAAAAATGGTCTGATTGGGATAAAAGAGGCGAAAAGACTTTTGGTGGAGTTGCAGATTTTCCTTCTCAAATAGATGCAGACAGACAAAAGAAAACTATGGGAATAGTTGAGAAGTTAAGAAAGTTTTTAAAGAAGGACAAGAAAAAAGAAGTAGACGAAGCTACAGAATTTGACGCAGCTGGAAAAGCAATATTTGTTCCTGATAACGAAGCAAATGGAAAAGAAGCAGAATTAAAAAAAGCAGGTGTTAAATACACT